GTTGGGCCTGTCATCGGCTGAACACCAGCAATGTCGTATGCCATTAGGTTAGGCATTGCACGACGTACTAGGGAAATAAGTACTGGGTCGTAACCGGCTACTGGACCAGTAGCTGTAGAACCAGAACTATAACCACCAGTGCCGGCAGCGTTAGTTGGAGTTTCAGAAAGCAAACCTGTCATGGAAGCAGAAATATCGCCTGATTCCATTAGAGCGCGCTCTGTGTTCTCTAGAATAGTAGCAGTTACGCTACGCTTGTGTTGATCAGCGATTGGTGCGAAAGAAGAGTGCTCAAGAATTGGGCCCCATTTTTCGACAAGTGCTTGATAGTTTGACTGTGCCATATTGTCTATCTCCTTAATTAAAGTTCTATCTGAATCTATTTATAAAAATTACTGTTTTGCTGACTGTTGTCTTGAGTTCAACGACGCAACAAGAGCGTTAATTGAAGAATAGTCAGAGACTGGTTTCTTAATTGCTGCTTCTTCTGTAATGATTTCTTGCTCAACATCGGAAACATCTTCTGCAATAACTTTCTTTGGTGTATTAAAGAAAGATTCTTTTAGAGTAGTAAGATCCGATTTGTATTCTTCGATATCATTAGTACCAAGCTTTTCAGAAAGTACTTTCAATCTTTCACGTTGAGTGATAGTAAGATCTTCAGTCATTTCGTCAAAAACTTTTCCGGCTTTGAGCGATGCTACTTGCTTTTGTAGTTCAACGTTTTCGTTGATTGCTTCATTAGCAGTAGTTTTAAGTTGCTCAACTTCTTCTTCAAGACCAGCAACAACGTCAACTGTTTCATCAGTAACGTCAATGTTGTGCTCTTCGAATAGAGTCTTAAGACCAGTCATTAGCGACTCAGCCATTTCAACCTTAATTCCGGTTTCGATAGCAAGTTCATTTTCTTTCATCCACTCTTCTACAACGTAGTCGAGATATGAGTCAAGATTTTCTACAATTTTTTCTACTGCTGAATCAACAGATTCTTTCATTTCTTTTTCAAGAATTTCTGTTTGTTCTGCAATAACTTGGTTAGCTTTTGCTGTAGCTGCTTCGTTAACAGCTGCTTCAAAAACCAATTTTACTTTAGATGTAAATTCTTCCGAAAGATCCATGCCTTCGAAGATAGATGCGATTGATTCTGCAATCTCAATTTCTTCGATAACTACTTCAGATTCAGCTTCCGCTTCTTCTTTAACAGCGCCTTGGCCTGGAGTTACAGAAGCAACTTTACCAGCTTTTGGATCAACAGACTTTTTAACATCTGCTTTTTTATTTGCAATTGCTCCGCCTGCGCCTGTTACAGGATCTACAATAGTAGAGACCCCGTCGTCAGACGCAAGTTTTTCAACTAGTTCTTTTGTCATACGTTTTACTCCTTTTAGGTTATTCTATATGCTTAACTATTTATTAAAAAATTAATTTCTAAGCGATTTCACAAAGCGCTCGAATAAACGCGCTGCTGTGTTTTCGTCTATTCGACGAACTACTCTTTTAACTTCTTTTTCAATTTCTTCCTGAATTTCTTCAATCGCTTGTTCAACTGATACATTTGTAGGTAGCCAGTTTCCACGAGCAATATCATAAAAATACTCAGTGTTTTCCATAATGCCGTTTACGAAGCAATTTGGACCTGAAGGATCTGTTACAATATCAACAGTAGCTAAATGGAAATCTTTTTGGACTTCCATAATGCCGTCTGGATTTTGTTTTACAGAACCTAGACCTCGAGTTGATACACCAAACATAACACCTTCATCCATTAATGTCTTAACGATATTACCCATTGGAGTGCCGAGAATTTTTGCTTTGCCAACAAAGTTAGATCCATCTCTTTTCATTTCTGTAATAAGATGAGATACTCTGTCGCCATTAATGGCTGGACCATCAGGATGACCTAGTTCACCAAGAGCTCTCTTAGTGTCAATAAAGTCTTTCTGATATCTCTTCATTTCTTTTTCAAGAATTTCAGATGAATACATTCTGCCATTACGGTTTTTGATATCACCTTGCATAAAGATGCCTTCAATGAAGTGAGACTTTTCGCCTGTTGCTTCATTTAGCTCTGTTTTAAAGCTGCAGTCTTCTGCAATTTCGGTTATTAGTTTCATTTAAGCACCTTTATTATTCCAATTTGTATTTATAATTACGTTTATTAGACTCTAGCGTCATAATAGTTCTTGGATAAATCGCCTTCGCTATACTTACCAATAACTTTTCTGCATTTAACATACGTATATTGTGGGTTACCACCTGGTGGAGTAAACGTTCTAATTCCAGCTGATGTAGTTCCATTAGCATCTACATATGTATCTGCAGCTGTCGCGGCATTGTCATATTCCCATATGCCGTCAGATCCTGGAACTACTACCCAAGCCATATGTTACATCGCTTCTTTAGCAAATGCTAGAATTTCTGCAAATCCGTTTTTGTCTTTCATTGCAGTTTCAGTCATTTTACTTACACTGCCACCAGACATTTTGCCTAGCATTTTGTTAAGAACGTCTGCATCTTCTTTCTTAAGAACCATAGATGAGCCATCTTTAAGTTTAACAATCCCTGCGTTGAAAGTTTCGTCTAATACAACTTCTTCGTGCATTACTTGTTTAACTTCGTAGTCACCAGCTGCGTCAGAATCAGACCACTTATCATAAGCAGCCATATTTCTAAATGTTTTAGTGAAAGGAGTTGACTTCATACCCTTAACACCCTTGACGATAACTTTTTTCTTATCATCCATGTCTTTTTCGTAAGCTGCTTCTTTTACTGGCTTTCTTGAGTACACAGTACCTGTTGAAATTTTCTTAGAATCAAAGCCAGCTTTTTCACCCGGTTTTGTTGGGATTTGGCTCTTGTAATTCTTCAAATCAAAAGGGCTTACTGGTTTCTCTGCTGCTTCTTTCTTTAAAGCTCCACGAGCTTGTGCCGATGCTAACATAGCAAGACGATCAGCAACACCCTTAATACCAGGTTTAATATCTTTTGCTGCTTTCTTTTCACCGGCAGTTGGATTGTTAATGTGCTTCATTGTAGTCTTAGACTGATGGCTTTCAGCTTCATCAACTTGTTCTGCTTCTTCTTTTAAGTTACTAACATATGAATCGAAAATAGATTGCTTTAATTCGTCAAGGCTTTCTTTTTTCAGTAACTTAAAATCGTGAGCATCGATTTTACCGTTCTTGTTTTTATCAATCTTGTGTTGGTCGCCTTTTAGCTCTTCTTTAACACCTTTTTCATTCTTAGATGCCCAAATTGCTTTTCGTTGTGCGTCAGAAGCAAAGCCTTCATTCTTTTTAGCTCTAATCAAAGCTAAATCATGGCCGTCAATTTTGCCATTTTTATTTTTATCAATCTTGTGTTGATCACCCTTTAGTGCTTCATCCATGTCGTCTTCATTCTCACCGTGATCACCAAAGTTGGAATGTAAATCTTGAGCTGCTTGTTGAACTTTGCTTAGTTTATTTTGCATCCATTCTGGAAAATCTTTACCGGCTTTAAGATGATCTTTCATTTCTTTTGCAACATATGCGAGAAAATCAGCTTGATCCATTGCCATAGACGATTCATCTGGAGAAGCTGGTTCTTCAGCAGCTTCTCTCATTAATGCACTATGAGCATCTTGTTTTTGCTTTAAAGATTTTTTAGCGATACCTAATTTCATATTAGCTTCATCATCTTTTGGAGCTAACGGTTTTAATTTTTCAATTCTTTTTTCTAAATTTGAAATTTCTGTTTCAAGTTTAAAAGCAGCGTCTGAATTTTTTACCTTCATCTCTTCAAGATCAGCAGATTCATAAGCTAGATCGTAGTTAGTGTCGCCTTCTTGGTCTGCTTTACGTTTTGCTTTTGGCTTAACTGCTTTATGCTGTGTATCAAGAGCAACAGGATGCGGAGCAGCGTCAACCTTATGCTGAGCTTTAAAAGCTTTTTCTTCGGCTGGTTCTGGTTGCGCAACTTCTGACATCATTGCTTTAAAAGACTTCATCGGAATCTCCTGAGTTTTAATTTAATTTGATTATATTTATCCATTTATATTCTTTGGATTTTTGTAAGCGGTACTACTCAACTGTGGAGTAACAGGTGGGGGTGCCTGTGGTGGTGCAGCCTGTGGTGCAGCTTGAGGAGGTGCGCCATCAGCCTCGTCCTCATCATCGATACCGTCTATTGGACCTTCTTTAGACATCTCTTTATCCATGTCTTTTACTTCTTCTTCTGTCATGCGAAGAACGTTTTTACGAACCCATGCTTTAGAATAATAAACACCAATATGATCTTGAACATCGCGAAGAGTTGTAAGTCTTTCGCGCATAATTTCTGCTTCTTTTAATTCTTCAAAATAGTTATCTTTAATGAAGTCAAAGCGTAAATCGTTTTTAATTTCGGCAAATTCTTCAGGTGTCATTATACCTTTAAGAATAACTTGCTTTTCTAATAGTTGATTAAAAATAGATGAGAAGCGTGTTCTTAGACGCTTAACAAACTTTCCAAACTTTAATTCGTCTCGTGTAATTTCTGAAACACGACCAAATGAATACATTGTTTCTGGTTCTAGTCGAGACAAAGGAACTTTAAGTGACTTGTAAAGTTTTCTTTGGAAGTACTGCATGTTAGTGTCATCAGTTAAACCTGCTGCACTACCACCTGCTAGAGTATCAACTTCTGTAGTTCTTTCACCACCTCTACGTGGGAACCAGAAGTCTTCTGTCATTGTCATCATTTTACGAGCATCTGATATTTCGCCAGTTGCAGAATTGTATTGCAACTTATTCTTGTGGCGAGTCATCATATCTCTTAGGTATTGTTCAGCCTTCGATTTAGGCAAATTACCAACGTCAATATAGAAAATTCTTCTTTCAGGAGCTCGTGTAAGAGTATAAATGATTGTAGCATCTTCAAGCATCCTTAATTGGTTGATTGGCTTAATAGCTGGATGCAAATGAGAAAGAACAAGCGAATTGTTTTCGCTCATAAGACCTGACGTTACACGAGCAATAGAGTCTTTAGAAATCTTGTAACCCTGCACGCTTTGTGTTAAACCGTTAGAATTATCAGTGCCAAAACCATTTTCTGAATACATGTAGTATTCATTTTTGATCTTTTTAATTGGCATTCCAGAATGTGGATCTTTTTCTCTCTTATCCATTTCACGAATAAGCTTAAGTTTACGAGGATCTACATATCTTAACTCTTGAATACCATCTTTTATATTGTCATTATCAATAATAACGTGATAGTTTAATCTACCATCGACATAAAATTTACTAAAAATATCGTATGCTGAATTAGAAAAATCCATTAAAGAGAGTACTTCTTGGAATTCTTCAGTAAGTTTATCTTTAACTTTGTCTGGTAAATCTACATCATCTAAAATTAATTCAACAACGTCTTCATCTAAGTCTACGCTAATTGCTTCGTTTACAATTTCGTCTACAGCTTGATTAATTTCAGGCTGCATTGCCAAACCACGATATTTGGTTACTAGTTCAGATTCTGTTTTAGCACTACCTTCCATATCAAGAATGGTACTGTAAAACCCGCCCATAGCAGTGCCGACGGTAATAGCACCATCGTCATTAAGCGGTTCGGCAAAAGAAACCGGCGCGTTGCCGGTTTCCTCGTCTTCTTCTCTTTTTATTTCAAAGCCAAATATCTTCACTTTATTTCCTCATATTATATAATTACGTAGTTGGAATGCCGGTAGCGCCTTC